TTCGGTTAAAAGGAGTAAATTATGGCAAACCCAAATATAGTATCAGTATCCAGTATTAAAGGTGAATCGGTAGGATTCGCTTTATCGGCAACTACTACAACAACTTTAATGACTGTAGCAGCAAACAAAGTTGTAAAAATAAATAGAATTACAGTTGCAAATGTTGATGGAACAAATGCAGCTGATGTAACTCTTTCAGTTACAAAATCAAACTTTACTCCAGACGGTGTTGATAACTTTGATACATCTGGAACTTTTCACATAGCAAAAACAGTTTCAGTTCCAGCTGATGCAACATTAGTTTTGCTAGATACACCAATCTATTTAATGGAAACAGATATTCTAAAAGGTGGTGCTAGTGCAGCATCAGATTTAGAACTTTTCATATCATATGAATCGATAGACGACGCGTAGGAGGTACTATAAGCTATGGCTAATGGCGGAATAATAGGACCAGTCAACGTAACGTCTCGTGGTAAAAATACACAAACAGTAAAGACGTCAAGCACACCCAGTGCAGTTACTACACAACCAGGAACAAGATTAGTTAAAGCATTAGTTATTGCTGGCGGTGCTGGAGGTGGTGGTGGTAGCCCTGCATCTACAATTGGTGGTGGAGGTGGTGGAGCTGGAGGTTTAAGAAATTTAGAAATAGAAACTACAGGTAATACTGCTTTAGGAGCAGTAACTATTGGTGCAGGTGGATCAGGAGGATCTGGTACATCTACCACTTGTGGACAAGGTAGTTCTGGTAATAATTCAAGTCTAGTAATTGGATCTACAACTTACACTTCTTGTGGAGGCGGTGGAGGTGGTGGAAGAATTACATCAGGTTCTAATGCACCACAAGCTAATGGTGGTGCTGGTGGATCTGGTGGTGGATCAAGTTTAGCACCTAGTGGTGTTAGTGGTGGGCCAAAAAGTTGTGCTGGTTCTGGAGTCGCTGGACAAGGTAATGATGGTGGTGCTTACAATAATAATGGAACAGGTGGTGGAGGCGGTTCTGGATCAGTAGGAGAAGCTGGTAACGTAGATGGAACATCTTATAGTGGTGATGGTGGATCAGGCACAGATGTATCAGGTTGTTTTTCAGGCGCACCAAATTGTGCAGTTTATGCTGGAGGAGGTGGAGGTGGTGGAACAAATTGTGGATCACCCGTGCCTGCAACTTCTGGAACTGGAGGATCAGGAGGTGGTGGAGTTGGTGGTACTTTTCCAACAGGAGCAGGTGGAGCAGGAACAGCTAACACAGGAAGTGGCGGTGGTGGTGGTTCTGGTAGATGTAATCCATCTAATGGTGGTGCAGGTGGAGCAGGTGGTTCAGGAATAGTTATAGTAAAAGAATTAGATAAAGCATCAGGAATATGGTCACTTGAAGAACAATTAGATGCATTAGATGAAGGCACATGGCCTAAGAGAACAGTAAATATAGATTACATGGTAGTTGCTGGTGGTGGCGGTGGTGGTTACTTTGGTGGTGGAGGTGGTGCAGGAGGTTATCGTGCATCAGGATATGGCCCAAGTCCACTTCAAGGATCAGCACAAGAATTAAGTTTAGGAAGTTATACAGTTACAGTCGGAGGTGGTGGTGCTGGAAGCACACAACCTCAAGTTAATGCAGCTTCAGGAGGAGTTTCAACATTAGGATGTATTACATCTGCAGGTGGTGGAGGTGCAGGTTCTGACGCTGGAGCAGGTCCTGTTGGTAATAATACTGGTTCAGATGGAGGATCTGGTGGTGGAGGAGCTTCTAGATGTGGTGGAGCCCCAGGTGGAAGTGGTAATACACCCCCTACAGATCCACCTCAAGGTAATGCTGGAGGTGCTTCTATTAATGATGCAGGTGGAGCTGGAGGTGGAGCTACAGCTGCTGGACAAGCAGGTCAACCAGGAGCAGGTGGAGCTGGAGGTGCAGGTGCACCTAATGCAATTTTAGGATCAGCTACAACATACGCAGGTGGTGGCGGTGGTGGTGGTAGAGCTGATAATGGAAAAAATGGTGGAGCTGGAGGAGCTGGAGGTGGTGGAGCTGGATCTCCAAACGGATCTGGTGCCGCAGGAACTGCAAACACTGGAGGTGGTGGAGGTGGTGGATCTGGATGTAATCCTTATTGTGGTGGAGCAGGTGGTTCGGGTATCGTGATTGCGAGAGCTCCAGGATCTGGAGTCACATTAAGTGCTAGTCCTGGAACAAACACAGTTTCATTTACACCAAGCCCTGACCCAGCAGGTTTTGATCAAGTCGCAAGTTTTACAACATCAGGAACATTTACTATTGCAGATGGTGATCCAAATGTAACAACAACAAATTATTTAGTAGTCGCTGGTGGTGGTGGAGGTGCAGGTGGTGGAGGTGCAGGTGGTGGAGGTGGTGGAGCTGGAGGATATAGAGCCTCTGGTTTTGGACCTTCCCCTTTACAAGGAGGTGCATTATTCTTATCACCAGGACCTTATACAATTACAGTTGGTGGTGGTGGAGCACAAGTTCCTGGTAGTCCAATTTGTGTTTCAGCTGGTGGTAACGTAGGATCAAATTCAGTATTTTCTTCAATAACATCTGCTGGAGGTGGTGGCGGTGGTTCTGAAGGAACAGGAGCAGATAATGGAGGTTCTGGTGGTGGAGCTTCTTTTGGTTTTCCAAATTGTGGAGGTTCAGGAAACACACCTCCTACAGATCCGCCTCAAGGTAATGATGGTGGAGATGGTCCATCAGGACCTCCAGGACATGGAGGGTCAGGTGGTGGTGGAGCTACGGCTGCTGGAGCAAATGGTTCATCAAGTGCTGGTGGAAATGGTGGAGCAGGAGCACCAAATAATATAAATAACTCATCCACAACATACGCTGGTGGTGGTGGAGGTGGAGTGAGAAGTGGTGCTACTCCAGGATCAGGTGGAGCTGGTGGTGGAGGTAAAGGATCAAATGGTGCTAGCTGTGGATCTGCAGCAGGTACTGTCAACACTGGCGGTGGCGGTGGTGGAGGTGCAAATACTGGTGGAGTAATAGGATCAGCAGGTGGGTCTGGTATTGTAATTGCAAGATTTCCAGGATCTACTTGTGCAGCGGTTGCCCCTGGAACTAACACTTTAGCAACATTACCTGCACCAGCAGGAGGTTGTAAAGTAGCAACATTTACAGTATCTGGAACGTTGACAATTAATTAAGATTAAAATATAATTATAACATTTAAGGAGTAAAAATATGGCACATTTCGCAGAATTAAAATCAAAAGTAGATCCAACTGGTTTCACTTCTGACACACATCAAGTAGTAGAAAGAGTTGTTGTTGTAGGAAATGATATTCCTGCAAATGGTGGAACTTTAGAAGACAATGACATGCATGTTGATGGAGAAACATGGTGTTCAAATTTTTTTAAAGGTGGGAGTTGGAAACAAACTTCTTATAATAATAATTTTAGAAAACAATATGCAGGAATTGGATATGTTTACGATTCAACAAAAGATAAATTTTTAACTCAACAACCTTACGCTTCATGGTCATTAGATTCAAATGATGATTGGCAAGCACCAATAACTTATCCATCAATTAAACAGGAAGGTGATGTCATATATATAATTTCTTGGAATGAAACAAAATATAATGCTGACAACACAACAGGTTGGGAAGCAATCAAATCAAACGACGAATCGGAAACACCTACCAAATACAATTGGAATGGCACAGCTTGGGTGTCCGAATAGGAGGACACTTAAATGCCTAGAGGCGGCGGAACACCAAATGGCGGATTAATTGGAAGAACGAATAAAACTTCGTTTGGAAAAAACACTCAAACTGTTAAAACATCCACAGGAAATGTATGCACGCAACCAGGAACTAAATTTGCACAAGTCTTAATTGTTGCTGGTGGAGGTGGTGCAGGTAATGATACATCAGGTGGTGGAGGTGCAGGAGGTGCTAGAAATTTAGAGATACCTATGAAAGGTGGTACTGCTACTCCTGTAACAATAGGTGCAGGTGGTACAGGTAGAGCAAGTGGTGATGAAGGTGGTGATGGTTCTTTATCAAAAATAATATCAGAAGGTGTAACATATCAATCAACAGGTGGTGGTGGAGGTGGTGGTAATACATTAGCTCCAAGAGGAGCCCCACCAGACGGACGACCAGGTGGATCAGGTGGTGGTGGAAACAGGTGTTTTGGTCCTGCTGGTGTAGGATGTGGTGGAGCAGGTAATGCAGGAAGTTTTAGTCCACCAGAAGGAAATCCAGGAGGTAATGGATCAGGAAGTGCACCACAAGTACCATTATTAGCAGGTGGTGGAGGTGGTGGCCATGCTGCTGCTGGAGCGGATGGTAGTGGTTCAGGTGGTGGAGCAGGTGGAGCAGGTACAGATTTTTCTCCATTTTTTCCAGGAGCCCCCAATTCAGGGACTTATGCTGGTGGAGGAGGTGGAGCCTCACATAATCAACCAGATGGTAGTGGTGGTACTGGTGGTGGAGGTAATGCATCATCGGGATGCACTGCTGGTGCTTCTGGCACAGCCAACACTGGCGGTGGAGGTGGTGGAGCTAGTTGTGGTCCTGGTGGAGCAGGTGGATCAGGAATAGTTATCGTAAAAGAATTAAACAAAGCAAGTGGTGTGTGGTCAATGCAAAGTCAATTAAAAGCCAAGCAACAAGGAACATGGCCTTTCTTTTTTTATGAAATTAATACTTTATTAGTTGCTGGTGGTGGATCTGGAGGAAGCGGATATCGTCCTGGTGGAGGTGGAGCAGGTGGATTAATTTTTCAACCTGGACGTAGTGTTACTCCAGGATCTTATACTGTTACAATCGGTGGTGGTGGTGCTGTTAATTCACCATCAAACTGTAGTGCTGGTTCAACTGGAAATGATTCTACTTTTAATGGTTTGACTGCTAAAGGTGGAGGTGGTGTATGTGCATCATGCGGAGCTGGAGGTTCTGGAAGTGGTACAAACACTGCAGAAGGATCTGGACCCGCACCAGGTATTCAACCTGCTCAACCAGGTGATTCAGGAACATTTGGTTTTGGTAACGGTGGTGGTGTTAACAGTCCTAGTAATGGAACAAGATTATCAGCTGGTGGTGGTGGAGCTGGTGCAGCTGGAGGAAATCCATCAGGGTCTAATACCTCTGGTTCTGGAGGAGCTGGAAGATCTTATGATATAACAGGTTCATGCACAACGTATGCTGGTGGTGGAGGATCAGGAACTTATGCACCTAACCCAAGTCCAGGTGCCTTTACCGCAGGTTCAGGTGGATCTGGTGGTGGGGGTACAGGAGGAAGAGATGGTGTTGATGGAACTGCTGGAGGAGCTAACACAGGTGGTGGAGGAGGTGGAGGATATGCTTCATGTAGTGTAACAAATAGATCGGGTGGAGCAGGTGGATCCGGTATACTTGTTGTAAGAGGACCAAGTGCAGTTACGTTTACAGTTTCACCTTGTACAAATTCAACGGGAACTGTTCCAGGGCCATCAACAGATAAGATAGCTACGTTCACAGTTTCTGGAACATTGACAGTTTCTTAATAAATGTTATATTAAGTTCATAAAGATATATGAACATTACAAACTATTATTGGTACTTTCAATCAGCTATACCTTCTCGTATATGTGATGATATTGTAAAGTATGGTCAACAACTTCAAGACCAAATGGCAGTTACTGGTGGTTATGGTAATCAAAAATTAAATCAAAAACAAATAAAAGATTTAAAAGAAAAAAGAGATTCTAATATTGTTTGGATGAATGATAGATGGATTTATAAAGAAATACAACCTTATGTGCATCAAGCAAACGCTAGCGCTGGTTGGAATTTTCAATGGGATTTTTCTGAGTCTTGTCAATTTACAAAATATAAAAAAGGTCAATACTATGATTGGCATTGTGATTCTTGGCCAGAACCTTATCAAAGACAACAACCTAACGATCCATCGCATGGTAAAATAAGAAAATTATCAGTAACAGTAACTTTATCAGATCCAAAAGATTATAAAGGTGGTGAATTAGAATTTGATTTTAGAAATTTAGATCCTGATAAAAAACCTAATATTAAAAAATGTAAAGAAATATTACCTAAAGGATCTTTGGTTGTATTTCCTTCATTTGTGTGGCATAGAGTATGTCCAGTTAAAAGTGGAGAACGTAACAGTTTGGTGATCTGGAATTTAGGGTGGCCATTTAAATAAAGGAGAATATGAAAAAGAAAAAAACAAAAGTTAAGAAACAAAAACAAAAGATATTATCTTTTCCAAAACAATTACAATTAGAGCAATATTTTGCATCTCCTATATGGTGGGCTAATGAACCTAGTTTTGTTGATAAATTAAACAAAGCATCAGATCCATATATTGAAGCATCTAAGAAAAATTTAAAATCAACTATCGATGAACGTAATAAAAAGTTTGGTAACAAAGGTGACATGGGTCACGTGTTTCACTCTACATCTTTAATTGGCGATCCTAATTTTGCAGAGTTGCAAAATTATGTAGGTGCAACCGCACATAATTTATTGATTGAAATGGGATTTGATTTAACAAACTATCAAGTGTTTATTACAGAATTATGGGTACAAGAATTTGCACAAAAAGGTGGAGGTTATCACACTTTACACACACATTGGAATGGACACATATCTGGTTTTTATTTTTTAAAAGCTAGTGAAAGAACATCTATGCCATTATTTGAAGATCCAAGAGCGGGTAATGTGATGAATCTTTTACCAGAAAAAGACAAGACAAAAGTAACTTATGCATCTACACAAATTAATTACAAAGTTCAACCAGGTCGTATGATATTCTTTCCATCATACATGCCACATCAATATGTGACAGACATGGGTTACGAACCATTTAGATTTATACATTGGAATTGTCAGGCTATACCGAAAGGAGTATTAAATGTCGTTCAAAAAAAATAAATATAGTGTTTTAAAAGGAGCTATCTCAAAAGAGTTGGCTGACTTTGTATACAAATACTTTCAAAACAAAAAAAACGTTGCAAGAGTATTATTTGATTCAAGATACATTTCACCGTTTACAGAATATTGGGGTATATGGAATGATGAACAAGTTCCTAATACTTATTCACATTATGGTGATCTTGCAATGGAAACTTTACTGCAAGAGGTAAAACCTGTTATGGAAAAACACACAGGATTAAAATTAAGTGAAACATATTCTTATGCAAGAATATATAAAAACGGAGATGTTTTAGCTAGACACAAAGATAGGTATTCATGTGAGATATCTACCACATTAAACTTAGGTGGTGACCCATGGCCCATCTATCTTGATCCTACAGGTAAAACAGGTCAAGCAGGAATTAAAGTAGATCTTAAACCTGGTGATATGTTAATATATTCTGGTTGTGATCTAGAACATTGGCGAGAAGAATTTATAGGTAAAGATTGTGGTCAAGTATTTTTACATTATAACAGAGCTAATTCAAAAGCTGCTAAAGAAAATGCATTAGATAAAAGACCTTTACTAGGTTTACCAGCTTGGTTTAAAGGATCTAAGTTGACTAAATCTAAAAAATAGTCTATAAAATAGACTGGTACGGGGGCACCACCACACCACACCCCCGTGCTTTTATTCTGTTAAATAAGTAATAAATTTGATATAAATAGATTTATTATGCTACAAAAGATAGGTTTTCAGCCAGGTATTAACAAACAAATCACAGAAACTGGAGCAGAGGGTCAGTGGGTTGATTGTGATAATGTTAGATTTAGATATGGTACACCTGAAAAAATAGGTGGTTGGTCACAATTAGGGTCCGACAATCTTACAGGTGCAGGACGTGGACTACATCATTTTGTTAATAGTTCAGCTAGAAAATATGCAATCATCGGTACAAATAGAATTTTATATGCATACTCTGGTGGTGCGTTTTACGACATACATCCTATTAAAGCTACAACCACGCTTACAAGTGCATTCAGCACGACCAATGGATCAGCAGTTGTAACTTTAACTTTTTCTGGTGCACATAATATAAGTGCTTCTGATATTATTTTATTAGATAACTTTTCTGCGATAACAAATTCTAACTTTGGTGCCTCCGACTTTAATGATAAAAAATTTATGGTAACAAGTGTACCAACGTCTACGACACTAACTATTACAATGCCATCAAATGAATCTGGTTCTGGTGCAACAACATCAGGTGGTGTTAGAGTACAACATTATTATCCAGTTGGACCAGCTGTGCAAGCAAAAGGTTTTGGTTGGTCACTTGGATCATGGGGTGGTGAAGATGTTGGTTCAGCTACAACTACTTTATCAGCAGGTATTAATGGTTCACAAACTACAGGTATTATATTAGTTAACGATGCTTTGTTTCCTACAGCAGGTACAAACTTTGTGCAAATAGGAAGTGAAGAAATATCTTATACAGGTATCAGCGCATCAAAAGAATTAACAGGTGTTACAAGAGAGGTAAGAGGAACAAGTGCTGCAACACATAGTTCAGGTGCAACAGTCACAAATACGTCTGATTATGTAGCGTGGGGTGAAGCTGCATCAGGAGACTTAGTTATTGAACCAGGAATGTGGTCACTAGATAACTTTGGTGACAAAGCCATTTGTTTAATTCATGATAGTGCTGTGTTTGAATGGAACTCTGCAGCAACAGATGCAACAAACACAAGAGCAACTATTATTAGTGGTGCACCAACTGCATCAAGACATATGTTGGTATCTACACCGGATCGTCACTTAGTATTTTTTGGAACAGAAACAACTATCGGTGATGTGACTACGCAAGATGATATGTTTATTAGATTCTCAGATCAAGAGGATATAAATACTTATACACCTACAGCAACCAATACAGCTGGTACACAGAGACTGGCTGACGGATCACAGATCAGAGGAGCAATCAGAGGTAGAGATGCAATCTATGTTTGGACTGACACAGCGTTATTCACACAACGTTTTGTTGGTCAACCATTTACGTTTGCGTTCGCACAAGTTGGAACTAACTGTGGACTCGTTGGACAAAATGCTTGTGTTGAAGTTGATGGTTCTGCTTATTGGATGTCAGAAAATGGTTTTTTTAGATATGCTGGTAAACTAGAATCACTACCATGTTTAGTAGAAGATCACGTATACGATGACATAAATTTAGATTCTGGTAATCAAATGGTATCTGCAGGATTAAATAATTTGTTTGGTGAGGTAATATGGTTCTATCCAACGTCTTCATCATCAGTTGTAAATAGAATGGTTGCATATAATTATTTTGATTCGTCACCACAAAGACCTGTGTGGACAATTGGAACTTTAGCTAGAACCATGTGGCGTGATTCTGCTGTCTTTGGATTACCACATGCATTAGAATACGATGCAGATACAGATACATCTTTCGATGTTGTGGGCAACACAGAAGGTAGAACAACATACTATGAACACGAAACAGGGACTGATCAAGTTAAAGGTGGAACAGTGACTGCAATTGCTGCTAACATATTATCTGGAGATTTTGATATTAGTCAAAGAACACAAAGAGGTCAAACAACAAGCGTGGCTGATTTAAGAGGAGATGGTGAGTTTATGATGAAGATAAGAAGATTTATACCCGACTTTATATCACAAACTGGTGATACAAGAATTACATTTAATGTAAGAAATTTTCCAAGTGATACAGCTGCAAGTTCATCTCTTGGACCATTTACTATAACATCTAGCACACAAAAAGTAGATACACGTGCAAGAGGAAGAGCTATTGCATTAAAAGTGGAAAACACATCAACAAGTCAAAGCTGGAAGTTAGGAACTTTTAGATTAGACATACAACCAGACGGAAGACGATAATGGCAAAG